TGGGTCGGGCTTTGGCTTACGGCCACGGGCAGGCTTGTCGCTTTTAACTGTGACATTCATAGAGGAGATGGTGATAGCTGGGGAGTTGTCGTGTGTACAATGGGAAGCGGGCTTCGAAACGAAGCCGCCGCCACGCGCCACCTGGGCAGCCAGGATGGCAACGGCGTAGCTAAAACCAACGGCCACCGCTGCCGGTGGCCAACATTTCCAGAACGTCAAGGGGGCCAATGGTGGGGCCATAGGGCCCGGAACGTTGCGCCAAGCGCCGTGGGGCTTTCGGCGTGGCCAGAGCAGGGTTGCCGAATTCGGGAACACTACAATCCACACGCACCACCGCATCAAGTACGGGATGCTGCAATAGAGCGGCGCCACGGCAAGAGTAAATAAGGCGCTCGCAGGCTTCAACCTGACTGCGGGTGACCCCGTAGAGGTCGGCCATGAGTGTCCAGGTCGCGGCGCACACATCATGACGCATAGCGGCGCGGGGGCGATTGAGCTGGTCGAAAATTGGTGCGGCGTCAGAATGCGGATAGTCGCGGAGCGCAACGGCAGCAAGTGCGCGGAGGATAGGAACATGGCCAAAGTCGTGCCGCATGGAGATGGCCGCGCCACGAGCCCAAGGGATATCACTGCCGTCGGGGTTAATGCGCCAAGCGGACTTGCACATGGCACGTCCTGGTTTGACGCCCCAAACGGTGCCTTCGGGAGTGGGCCAAAAGCGTCCGCTACAGAATTCAGCGAGACGAGGATCGCGGCGCACCAAGACCTTCACCGCGAAACCAAGCTCAGCGTAGTACTGGGTGGCATGTTTACCCAACTCCTCGACGATGGCACGGGCGCTGAGGGTGAGATTGTCGTCGCCCTGGATCGCAGCGCGCATGCGCATAATGGCGGCTGGCGCCTGGTTGGCAAAGCAATAGATAAACAAGCCGGCTTCCATATTGGCATCATTGGCGCCATTGCCGACCGTGGTCTGAGGCTGCCCGCTCTCACGAAAGCCGCCTGGATCGGCCTGGAACTGGTCGTAAACGTGGCGGAGCAGAGCGGTGAGATCGGCATAAGCCGCAGGATCGGCGGTGCCGACACGAAAGCGAGCGGCCAGGACGTCGATGACGCGGCGCTGAATAGGGGTGGACGGTGCATAAGAATAATGCACGCCACGTGAAGTGCTGCCGACAACATTCATGGCTTCACGGAGCATATAAGCAGTTTCGGCAGGCGGCTCGTAGAGGCGGTAGAAGGCCTGCTCCATGCACTGGCAGCAGCCGCGCTCGCCGCTATCGAAATAAGAG